GGTACCTCTCTGATGTCGTAGCCGTTGGTTACGTCTAGGAGGACAACGTATGGCTCCACTCATAAGGCATAGGATTCGGACGGACCAAAAGACTACAGACGGGTCGTACACGAGCCAATGGGGCTCGGTACCTCGCTGTGGTCCTTACACCTGGGCTACCTACTATGACAATATGTCAGATGTAGTTAACTCGGGTGACAGGGTAAAACCTGTGGGTCAAGTCAGTATCCGGACTGTTGCGAAACAGATCCAACCTTACCAAAACGGGTTCGGCATCATCAGTCCAAAGGACTGGCGTGTCGGCGCGTTGAAGTGGACGCTAGAGGGAGTCATACCGGAAATCTGGAACACCCCGACTTACTTTGCATTAGTCAATGAAGCCTTTGCGGCTTTGTCTGACCAAATGCCTACAGAAGTTAGCATAGCTAATTTTCTGTGGGAGGCTCGCGAGCTTAAGGATTTAATCCCTAAGCTTGACAAGTCTCTTCGTAAGTCCCTCGCCGGCAACTATTTGAGATTCGAGTTCGGTTGGCTACCGTTTCTCGGTGATCTCGAAAAGTTGTACAATTTGTGCGAGACTGTACGTTCACGAATTGCTTATTTAAGAGCGACTCGTGGACGACAAACTCGCGTCAGTTTCTACCGAAAACTTGATTATTCAAGTTATATCGGGAATGAAATTGACCGCTTGACCTCGGATGGTGTAGTACCCGGTTATACCGGCGAATCACATAACATTCCTGGGATCAAGTACAAATTAGTGGAGGCCACAGGAGCCTTTAGAGCTGGTGGTTATTTATACCACGAACTCATGGGGCTCGATGATGTGGAAGGGGAAATCAGAGCGTTCGTATCAGCGTTGGGACTAGCTAATCCTCTCGCAATTCTATGGGAAGCAATTCCCTATAGTTTTGTGGTCGATTGGTTTACCCGTATCGGAACGCTGTTTGATCGACTTTCCATTCAGCCTTTTGAAGGCACTTGGGAAGTAACTGGAGTATCGAATTCCATAAAGGAATCGTTTAAGATCCAGATCGATCAACATTGCTATCCCCAGCATAATCCAAGGATTAATCTGGGATTTAGCACTTACGAACGTTATGTCCGGTTCGTTGGTCTCCCAGTTCCTGCGACCGCCCTTTTGGGTGCGATACAGCAGGAACTGAATCCGAAGCAGCAGTTGCTTGCCCTCGCTCTACTTAATTCTAAGTAGGGCAAAAGCGCTGCCTTGAAGGTTCTCTTCGGGGTTTATAACCCTTGCAGAGAGAATCAAGACACAAAGGAGCACACCATGCTTTCCGAACAAATCACACTCGACAATGTGGACGGAACCGATGTGGTTTACAAACTCATTAGAAATAGTGAGAATGGATCCACTCGGATCGACGTCGCAACCACCGCCGCTGCACCTTGTTTCTTTACAGTGAAACATCAGGTTCAGGGGAAGGGAGTCGACGCCATCGATCGGCATCTATTACAGTTCTCACGAACTGTTATGGATACCCTCGGTCGTCCGGTTACGGCGACGATCAATCTTACGATTGCTCAACCTCGTAACCCCGCCATCACGGCGACACACGTGAAGAACTTGCTGGCTAATGCCATCGATTTCTGCACGGATGGCGTGATTGCAACAATTGCAACCACTGCCAATGTCGATGCACTTCTCCGCGGAGAGTCATGATTAATCTTTCGAACGGACAACACTTTTAAACTCACAGGATGGTTCATCCGGTGGCGTTCAGAAGCGTTGTTGACACCCGTTCGACAGATTAACATACTCAAGAGCTAAATGCTCACCGCTGAGTCGTACTGTTCGGTCTGCAAGTGTGGCTTGGAGTAGCTCCGTTATGGACCTACTGAAAAGCCAAGTTGAGAGTGTTACTCTCGACCTTTGTTTGCAGCTGATTCGTGACGATCCACTCGGTACGACTCAGTCAAAATCCACATTGCGAGATTGTGTGACGTTAGCCACGCGCACGCGCAATGAGGGTCTTGCCTTCCTAACCAAGACTCTTCCTAAATTAGGAAAAGCTCTTGATCTTGGGTTGGTAAGCACAAGTTTCTCGCTTCCGCGTGAGTTTAAACACTCACACGAAAGTCGTTGTAGGCCCGCTTTCATGCAGGCGTACTTCAAACTTGTGTTTGACGGAGACGGTGCCCTCAGGGAGGATGCTTGCCCTATTGCTATTAAGCATTTAAGGCAAGTACTCTTCTTCGCGTATAAGCTCGAACTTCCTTATCAGGAAGATCAAATTTCTCAAGTAATTGAGAATTTTGTTCGTACTGATGAAGAAATCGGACTTATTGATTATGCTGAAGACTACTCTTTATTAGAGTTGTCCGCTCGCATAACCAAGAATATCTTTTCGGATTTCGATCCGAAAGATATTCGACCGAAGCATGGCCCTGGGGCGGTGGCCACCGGGGAACGACTTGAAGAGAAATGGGAATTTTCCCGTCTCTACAATTCGATTCACCAGGTGTTTCCCTACTATGATTATTTCATGGTAGGGGGCGGGCGAGAGCTTTTGGATCGGCTGGGATGGTACAAACAATTGGAGCGCCACGAAAGTGGTGTCGCAAAAGTTGTACTCGTTCCAAAAGATTCGCGAGGTCCGCGCCTCATCTCTTGTGAACCGCTGGAATACCAGTGGATTCAACAAGGGCTTGGGCGAAAGATGGTCAGCCATTTGGAAAGTCATAGACTTACAAAAGGTCAGATCAACTTTACACGCCAAGAGATCAATCAGCAGCTTGCTCTTCGTTCTTCAATTAACGGAGAGTACGCTACTCTTGATCTTAAGGACGCATCGGACCGGGTTGGTCTCCAGCTGGTTCGTAGGATTTTCTGCCATGTGCCAGAATTACTACGAGCTTTGGAGGCCTGCCGAACGACGGCTACCTTACTTCCTGATGGAAGTATTATGGAACTTAAGAAATTCGCCCCAATGGGATCAGCTTTATGCTTTCCCGTTGAGGCTTATTGCTTTTGGGTCCTTATGGTAGCTGCCACGGTGTTGGACACGCGCCTGCCACTACGAAGAGTGGGAGAGCGGGTCTTTGTGTACGGGGACGATATAATCGTTCCTGTCACATGGGCTCCGCGATGTATGCGAGCACTTGAGCATGTTGGCCTAGTGGTCAACAAGCAAAAGTCTTGCATCACGGGATCCTTTCGTGAAAGTTGTGGCACGGACGCCTTTAGAGGGGTCTATGTCACACCTGCACGATTACGGAAACCGTGGACGGGTCGTCGTTCTGATGGTTCGGCTTATGCTTCGTATGTGTCCCTTGCCAATGAACTTGGTAGTAGAGGTTATACGAACACAAGTAATGCTATTTGGAATCTTCTCGAGAATGCCTACGGAAAAATTCCTGCAGGTACTTCTCGAAGTAGCTATCCAAGTCGCATTTTCCATTCTCCTGAAGAAGCTGAGGAGTATAACTCCAAGCTCTTCCAGTGTAGATGGAACCGAAATTTCCAGCGGTCGGAATTCAAGGTCCTTTCGCTTAAAACGCGAAAGGTACCGTCGAAAATCGATGGCTGGACTCGATTAATGCGTGACTTATTGTCACCGTTAATCGATGACCCATCAGTGGTCGTTGTTCCTCGCTCGACCCAACTCAGGCGAGGGTGGGCTCCAGTGTGAGTCCTCC